GAATGGCTTTGTGGGGTGTGCGTGGATCGTCCTCGTAGGTGCCGTGTCGATGGGTGCCGCCGCTACCGACGGGCTGGTCGGCGTGGCGGTCGTGACCGTCGTAGCTTCTACTGCGACTGCGGCATGGCTTTACGGCATACAGCCAGCCTTGACACGAATCCTGGGATTCGACTTGACAAGGGAGGTGGTTGTACGGCGTAAATGATTGGAAGGTTCAGCGGGCACACCATCGCCTATATCCCTCCGACGGTGGTGGTGTGCACGGTGAGTCAATCCTGTCTCACCAATCAATCAATCAATGGGAGCAAAACGATGGAATCCGAAGATCAACAACACTGGACTTCTGACCAGTTCGACAACGAGGCCGAGGTTGCACAGTACGTGGCTAGGGAGATCGACAAGATGGGCGGCATTGAGGCAATGCCGCGCTGGTTCTACTTGGTCATGGTTGCCAATGAGCGCCACATCTTGGGTGTCTCACTCACTGGGTGTGACGGTGATGCTCCACCGTTTGTGACCGAGACAATGAAAAGAGCCAACGAGATCGTGTTGGAGATCATTGACGGTATGGAAGCCAGCGAGGTGGACGGGGCTTTGTTTCAGGTCACGGACATGAGCCGCCACGAAACCGAAGGTCCCATCCTCATGTTGGAGGCATCGGTGAGGACGGCGTTGATGACTCATTCATTGGTGCAGGGTGACCTGTGCCTGACTGCCTCCGAGGCTGACCTAGCGGTGCTGGAGAACGGTGTCCCCGATGAGTGGGTCGCCGAGTTCGGAGGCAACTGAGATGGAGTCTTACCAATCATATTTGGAGCGGACGAATCAGCAGTCGGTGGTAGCGGTCTGCACGAACTGTGGCAGATCCGAGGAAGTCACCGTTGACCAGTCGGCGTACAACAAGTGGTCGCTGCGGCAGAACACTGTTCAGGCGTTGTTCCCTGACCTGTCCGACGATCAGCGCGAGGTGTTGATTGGTGAGCGAGGCGGCTTTTTCATTTGCTCTGTGTGCTGGCCCGAGATCATGGGTGATGACGATGAGTAATACATGCTTGCATTGTCTCGATGTAAAAAGAATAGTAGCCCGTAATCTTTGTAAGAACTGCTATGAGGATAAGGATATTAGATATCATTATCCAACTAAAGATGGCAGGGTTATGGATGGGACATTGAAGTGTTCTGTTAAAGATTGTAGTGAACCTCATAAGGCTAATACTTACTGTATCAACCATAACCATAAGTTTGATAAGTTTGGTGATCCTCTTGGAGAAGCAGAACACGAAACTAAGCGTAAGGAAAGACTTGCTAGGCAAAAGCAACTTAGTCTTGATGGACTGAGAGAGTGTTTTGATTGTAAGGAAGCATTGCCTTTCGATTCATTTACTAGCAACAAGGGCAACTATGATGGTTATGGTTTTTCCACTTATTGTAAGAGTTGTCAAAAGAAACGAAATGATGAATACAAAAAGAAGTTTCCTTGGATTATTCAATACAAAAGGTGGGCAAGGCGTATTGAGGAACAATACGGCATAACGCCAGATGATTATTATCGTATGTGGTCAGAGCAGGATGGTTGTTGTAAGATTTGTAAAGGATGGTTTAGAGGAAAGACAAATGGTGGAAGTGAATGTGTAACTTTCTGTGTTGACCATTGTCATAATACTGGTAAAGTCAGAGGCTTGTTGTGTAGAGATTGCAATACTGGTCTAGGACATTTCAAAGATAATACCAAAAGGCTTGAAGATGCCATTGATTATTTGAAGGAGGCAGCAGACGATGAGTAAATATGTGACGGCCGCTGCCGAGTATGCGCCGCCATCTACGGCTGCGCAACGTGCCCCCAGACCGCCCAGAACGCCCGCTGACGCGCTGCGGGACTACTTGGTGAACAGACCCCAGTGGATGCAGCGTGCTGCCTGTCGTGGGATGAGCATCGACACGTTCTATCTGGTCGAAGGTGATGGTGATCCTGTGGAGGCGAAAGCCACATGCGCGGTGTGCCCTGTTGTTGATGAATGCTTGGCGTATGCCGTGGATCGGCCTGAATCATTCGGCGTGTGGGGCGGGGTGGCACCGAAGAAACGACGACCTCTCAGGGTCCCCATTCGTGCCGCCATTGATTCAGGAGATTGGGGGCTGGTCGCATGAACCCCGACGACCTGAAACACATCGTTGAGGCACGCAAGCAACTGGAGCAGGCAGGTAGACGTTGGCCTACCAGTGACCGTGACACGAACTGGACACCGACTATGGTGCAACAGGTGGCACACCAGCATCAGATTCGCAACGAGAACCTCATCCCACAGTTTTGGGATTGGGTTGATTCATTTGATGATGAGATCACACGGGCGCACGCTTTGGGTTGGTTAGCGGTGCAGGTCGATGGCCCATTGAGGTCCGAGATTCGCCGCCGCAGGTCAACCATCGTGCGGGACCTGCGGGAGCAGGGGTGGTCGTGGGGTGATCTGGCGAATGAGTTTGGGATCACTAAGCCGCGCGCACAGCAACTCGCTGACACCTGATTCGTAGGGGGCGGGTTGTACCGTCCTCTTTGATCTGGCGGTCAGTTTCTCCCATTCTAGGCCGCTGGAGACAACGGGCACGCACCTGCGGGTGTGTGCCCGTTGTTCGTGTTCGGGGTCGATAGGTGAGCAGGGGGCATCCACTACCTGATGGCTGTGGGGTGATAACATCGTTTCCAACAATGGATCATCGGGAAGGCTAGAGCGCCTAACCCTGACGGTCACTGCTGGTGTCTGGCAGGGTGCATAGGTCGTGAGTTCGATTCTCATCACCTCCACCGTGGTCGCTGGCGGTGGCGGGGTGTGCGCTGGTTTTCCTGATCTTTAGATGGGAGAGAACCAGTGCAGGATCAGGATCAGGATTGGGCGGCGTTGGCGAATGAGTGGATTCGCCACTTGGACGAGGATCTGAACAGGCCGTGGAACACGGTTTATAAGACGTATCAGCCGAGGTTGTTGAAGTGGCTTGATTGGTGCGAGCGGTTCGACATTGATGTGGGTGATCCGTCGCCGTCTGATGTGTTGGCGTATGCGCGGCGGCATCGAATCAAGTGCGCTGGGTCACCGTCGGCTTCCACGATCAAGAATGATGTGTTGGCGTTGAAGTCGTGGTACAGGTGGCTGTACAACTTTGGGCATTCAAGGTCGAATCCTTTGCTGAAGGTTCCGACTCCGCAGGTTGCGAAGTGCCAGCCGAAGCCTGTGTCGGACGAGGTGTGGTGGGCGTGTTGGGATCGGGATTTGTTGGATCGGACACGGCTGTGGCTTGGGTGGTTGTATTGGTGTGGGCTGCGGCGGCAGGAGGCTGCTGATCTGCGGACGGGTGATCTATACAGGGGGTCGTCTGTTGAGGTGGTGCGCAAGGGCGGCGAGGTGGTTCAGTTGCCGTGGCTCAAGTTGGGTGAACTGATCACTACCTTGCAAGTGGAGAGGGGGTGGCCTCAGGCAGAAGCGGCGTTCGATGATTGGGTCAAGTTGGTCGAAGCGGCTAGGCGTTCAGGCCGAGAGTTTTTGTTGCCGTACAAGCCGTTGCCGTCGGGGAAGTTGAATGGCAACTATTTGAACAAGGAGTTGATTTGGGCGGGGGAGTATTCGATTACGCCTCACCGTTGCCGCCATTCGTTCATTACGAACATGGCGAAGTTGGGTGCAACGATTGATGAGATAGCGGAGTTGGTGGGGCATCGTTCGATTGAAACGACGCGCGGGTATTTGGATTCACGGTCGAATCTTGTCGAACGACTACTTGCGACCAAGTCATCGGTGGTGCACGATGGATGAGGTGAATCCTGAAACGCTTGGGCAAATGGTTGCGGTCGCCGTTCAGGAGCGTGGCTATCCTCCGATTTTGATTTCGTGGGACGTAGGGGTGCTACATGAGCGCCTGCTGCGTTTAGCAGAGGGCGAGTTTTATCCGTCGATGCGTAACCTTGAAGTCATTGAACGGTTGACGGGTGATTCCACCTTGAGTGAGCGGTGGGAAGCGAGTCTTGCGGCGCGCTCTGTTGCTGTTGATTGGGAGCGGCTTGCTGACCAGTTGGCTGAGCGTCGCGCCGTGCTGGGGCCGTTGGCGCGGCACCTTTGTACGTGGACGACGTTTATTTCAGAAAGGGTCCAACATGCACTACAAGCCTGAGAATCTTGAGCGTTGCTACTTTGAAGAAATGCAACTTTCCCATGTGGAAGATATGATTCGTGCAGCCTATTTAGACATCGAGATGGCTGTGAATGGGCTGTTTGATGGCATGAATGTGTGTGATCGGTTCTTTATAAAGTGGGAACTTCACAGTCGGAAGGTTTTGTTTTGCGATCATCCTTCCCTGTCGAAAAGGGCCGAAGCGGGGGGAATGAACCTGCGGTCAGCGGTGGCTGAGGGCTACAAGATCGGGCAGCGTGGGTTGGATGCCTTGGAAGATTCGACTCGCCGATTGGAGAGGTCTGGCATTTCGGCGGGGATCACGCCGTGGTCTGCGACAGAGCCGTTGGCATACGTGTCTTTTGCTAAGCCGTCGGATCGCACAATCGGGCAGACGCAGGTCGCATCGTGGTGCGCAATCGTTGATGACGATGACGTTGAGTGCATAGATCGTCGGTTGAAGAAGTTTTGTGCTGCGCCAGCAGACAGGAACGGGTCTGCTAAGACCAGTGGCTATAGTGGAGAGTTGGATTCCATAAAGGCAGCCTTGGCTGCAATAGGCGATGTGATTGATTGTGCAGTAAATGATCTAGGAGAAGGGAGTTGCTGATATGGGAAAGACAACTGATCTAACCCCCGAGCAGATTGATGAGGCGGTGGTGCTGTACAGGGAAGGGCACAAGCAGCGGGTGATCACGGAGATGACTGGTCTGTCGCAGGGGCAGTTGTATTACCACTTGGAGAAGCGCGGTGTGATGCCGACTCGCCAGAAGCGGCCGCAGGTTGATGCCCGCAAGGTCATGGATCGGCTAGAGCGGCTGGAAGAAACGCTTGTTCGTGTGGAGCAGGCGTTGGAGGAATCAACAAAGCACCCCAACGGTGTGTGACTTCTGTCACAACCCCCTGATTGTTGCGGTACAAGCCTGCATGAAACTACACGGGACTCACTTGACATCCCGTTTTTGTGGCTGCGCATAATACCTAGGAGCCTCAGGACGAGGCACAGATCCCAGCCTCCAAAGGTCGGCTGGAATCAGCCCTAGGGCTTGGATGTACCGCTCAAGGTGGGCTTCTGCCCAAAACCGAACACAGACACAGGAACGAGAACCGACAGGTGAAACTCCCCGCAGAACTGGCTTTGCTGGTCGCAGCAAACGACGGCGTTCTGGATGTTTCCGTTCTCACCCACTACCACTCGCTGATCGAACGGGCCGAACGAGCCGAGCAGTCTCTGCGAGGTGGAGTGACGGCCCAAGAGTTAGTGGACGCAGCGGACGAATACAGGCTGTGGAGACAGGAAAGCCTGAGCGCCGAGGAATGGGGCCACACCCATTTGGCTGGCGGGTCGGCTGCTGTGCGCCGAGTCAAAGCCTTGAACATCGGCCTTGCGGCTGGTGTTTCGTTGGATGCGTTGACGCATCATTGCCTGTTCGGGGTGCCGTTGGAAACGCTGTTGCGTGATGCCACGGAGGGCAACGTCACGTTGCCTATTCAGGTGGCTGCCGTTAGAGAGATTGATGAAAGGCTGCTCACGGACCCTGTTGTGTCGTATGCGCACCTTGCCCGCGACTATGCGCATTGCGATGTAGCGGTCGATATGTCGTCGTGGGTGGAGCGGTGGGCGCGCCGTCGCAGCGCCGACGGCCCCGAACGGGATCGTGGTGTCACCGATCAGGGGCATACAGATGCTGACCGCGCTGTGCGAGATGAGGCAGTGGCACTGTGGGCTGACGAACGCCGCAACGCTTTACGTGAAGGCCGTCAACCCGTGAAGGCCACCGTGTGGAACGAACTGATTGATTCACGCGCTGCGAGATTGTCTGGTCACGGCGACGCTGCCGAGATAGTTGTAGACGGAGTGCATGTGCCGAAGATGCGGTTCTACCAGTGGCTCCACAGGGCCGATAAGGCAGGGTAGACAGTGAAGATTGATATTTCATTCAGACAATCAGACCTTGAGATGGCCGACAAGTGCCTTGAGGCGACGAGGCGCAGATACCGCGCCCCAATCATTGAGCCAACAACGTCTGACATGGCACGCGGGAACGCTGTTCATGCAGCGATTGAACTGGTTGGCAACGACATGCTGGTCCACGGGGAAGCGACCCCGATTGATATAGCCGACACGCAACTTGAAGAATGCATGGAGACAGAGTTCGCAGCCGTGGAGGTATGGCGAGATGACCGCTTCAAGGTCGAAGCCATTACCCGACTGAACTTTGAAGCATGGTATTGGGAGGTCCTCCCCAATCTGGAAGTACCCACCTCTGTTGAAGGTCAGTTCCGTGTACTGCTAGATGAAGATGAGGAACGTCGCATTTGGTTGACGGGAACAATGGATTGGGTTCAATCAGATCGAATCATTGATTGGAAGAACCCATCGAAGCCATACGCCCGATGGGAGAAACAACGCTGGGACAACCAATCAACGGTTTATTCCTACGCAGTCGCGTCTGAGACAGGCGACTGGTCGCCCAAGAAGTTCGACCTCTGCATGTTGTGCAACGGCGATGTCCACTGGGTTCACATCACCCGCGACGAAGCCGACTGGGCTGCCCTGAGAGACAAGTGCAGGGCATTGGCTGATCTGGTGGCCGCACCCTTGAAGGTGTGGCCGCAAGCATGGAACTCATGGTACTGCTCGCCCAAGTGGTGCACGGCATGGGACACCTGCCGAGGCCAGTTCTACCCGAAGGGGGAGCCGTGGTAGGCCCCGAGGATCGCACCATTCACCAATTGCGGGAACGGTGGTTGCAAGCCCCAGATGACAACTGGGACGACGAGTACCCCGACGGGTTCGCTGACGACATGGACGCATCCGATGCCGCTTACGACAAGATGAAGGACGGGGACTGATGGCGCAGCCATACAACATGCGTCGGCTGTGGGAACGCAGACCCGATCTGTTCGGTCGATCCTACGACCACTACGAATATCGCGGCGACGACATCATCACGATGGGGCCTGTTGAAACAATCCGTCTTAGAGCGGCTGTACGGCTGTTGCTGAGAGTTGGGTTGGAGTCTCCATCAGAGACGACTCGCAAGGCCGTCACGGCATGGGCTGCCCGCAACCCCGCGATTGTGCGCCGCGCCCACGGCCACCCCATAGATCTGTCCGACAACCCCCACAAAGATTAGGAGATCCAATGACAGAGCAACAGCAGAGTGTTATCAACGTAACATTCGCCACCAAGTTGTCCACAGGCAACTACGAGAACGAGGAATACCGCCTCTCCATCTCGCAGGTCGTGGACCCGACCCTGAGCCAGCCTGAACTGGTACAGGAGGCCGAGGAACTGGGCCGCATGGTCAAGGCGCAGGCGTACACAGAGGCAGGCGTGGAGTGGTCACACGACGACGACGGTCGTGTAATGAGGTTGCTGAAAAGCAGCGTTCCCGAACCTACTGGTCGTCCGAAGGCCACAGCACCAGCGAAGGCTGCTGCGCCCCGTAGCGCACCCAGCCGACCGTCCACACCGCCCCGCAAGGGACGCACCAACTCAGAGGCAACCGCGTTGTGGGTCCATCTGATTGAGGTCGATGACCCGAAGTCGGAGTATTTCGACAACCGTGACCGCATCGAGTCGGGTGCATGGTCCCCGAAGGCCCCGTACTTCAAGCACAAGAAAACAGACACGAAGTTGTTTTTCGGTGACTGCCCTGAGGACATTCGCAATCATTTCGTTGACGACTCAGGCGCAATCATTTACGACCATGTGGGGTCATTCGCCAACTAGGCGACCACCACCATGTCCGCTCAACTTTTGAGTGCGGAACAGATCAAGGGGCGGCTTCAGCCCTCCACATCGGATAACTCCCAGTCCGACGCTGGAGCCGCCCCCACTGTGCCGACAAAGCCAATGGAATACTTCACGCCGACCTCATCGGCCGTGGATGACTACGTGCACTATCTGAACAGTGACACAGCATTCCAAACAGGCTTCAAGCCAATCGACCTGTGCTTCCCATCAGGGCTGGATCGCGGGGACATGTTCCTACTGACAGGGCGTTCCCACCAAGGCAAGTCCACAGTCGCATACAACATGATGGTCCACAACCTGAAAAGGTCAGCGGACTTCACATGCGTGTTCTACAGCCCCGATGAGCCACGCGAACTTGTCGTGCAGAAACTTGCATGCATCGCAATGGGCCGCAACGCCGCCGACATGGAAGAAGCACTGCGCGAAGGATCCACAGCAGCGGAACGTGAACTCCGCAACGTCGCAGGTGGCCTATTGGACCGTGTGCTAATCAACGACCAATCATTGACGTTTGCATCCATGCTCAGAGGCATCCACGAAGCCGAACAATACTGGGGTCGCCCGCCATCGGCCTGTGTGCTGGACTTTCTGGAACTAATGGTTGGTGATGCCGACGCAAACGGTGTCGCAGGGAAAGCCCAATCAGCAAAGAGGTTCGCCAAGGACGCTGATGTACCGCTAATTGTGCTGCATCAGACGGGCCGAGGCGCAGGTGCCAGAGGTGGACCTGCTGGGATCCACGGTGGCAGATTCGGCGGCGAAGCCGAATCAGTTGCCGTGCTGGAGTGCTATCGCCCCAAGGATGCTGCAAACATTTCTGACCGCGAAAAAGCCACCTTAGAAAACGTGATTCAACTGAACTTGTGTAAAAACAAGCGCCCCCCATATCGGTGCCGTGATGCCGAAATGATTATGGATCCGAATTGCGGTCAGATCCGTGAACCCACAGTCGATGACTACGAGGACCGCGAATGGGGCAACTTCTAATGGCAGTGATCGCCATCATTGCTGCTGCGGGGGTAGTAGCCGTGTACTGGATGGCGGCTGGATCGTTCTAATGATTACCGCACGGTTCGCTCAACTATTCGCAGGTGGCAGACTCGCCCGCGACCTAGACGGCGTATTCCGACCGTGGAAAATAGACGACCAACCCGTAGACGCAACAGGCTCATCGTTAGAAGCCGCCGTTGAACGGCACCTAGACGGAGCCGTCCCCATCGGCGTGTACCCGATTCGACCCACCGACACAGGCGACATGGTGCACTGGGGAGCCATCGACTGGGACATCGGCGACCACGATTCAATGATTCACGCCCTGAACGTGTCAGCCGTCCTACACGAACTGGAAATCCCATCGTGGATAGAACTCAGCCGATCCAAAGGCGTGCACCTATGGGTATTCATTGAAGATTGGATGCCAGCCGAGCAGATGCGCACAGCGATGCTGGCGGCTTGCCAGATCGTTGATGCACCCACCACCGAGGTGTATCCGAAACAAACCACAACGGATGGCGGGTGGGGCAACGGCCTCAGGTTGCCCTACCCGCGAGTACGCCCCGCTGGCCGTCAAGTAATGGTGACCCCAACGATGGGCGAATACCCGCTAGATGAGTTCGTCAACACCGCACTGGAGAATCTAGGCAGCGCCGAAGCACTCAGAGAAACAGCGAGGCGCTGGGTGCCACCCAAACCCCCCGAACCGCAACGACCAACACGGCAACGCCTGCAAAAGTCGCGCCACGACTCCGAACTAACAGGACTAGCAGCCCACATTTGGGACCACGGCCCCAAGGCAGTTCAACGCGGCGACAAAATTGTTTACGACCGATCCCAAATGCTGCACGCATTTGCGTGCGAATTATTCAGACAGGAGTACGACAACAACAGCATAGAAATCCTTGTAGCGGAACTGGACAATCGTCATGGAGGCAAGTTCACACACCGCGCAGACGGCGCACGAAGAATCCGTGACCTAGTGAGTCACGCCCGCGCCGTGTACAGCCAACCTCAACTGGGAGAGATGGATGCCAACACCCAGTGAAATCACACCGTGTAATCATTCGGCTCAAGCCGAAAGCGAAGCCGAGGCCACGGTTCTCTAAGCGCGGGCGGGCATACACGCCCGCCGCTGCCCACATCTTTGAGGATGCCGTACAACAGGCATGGATCGAATCAGGTGGACCGACATTCACTGGCCCCGTGTCCGTATCAGCGACCTTTCATAAAGACCGAATCAACGTGTACGTGAAGGAACTGGCTGACGACACAACCACCTCGTTGACAGGCGACATCGACAACTATTTCAAAAGTTTGCTCGACGGCCTTCAGGGCGAAGATGCAGCGTTCCCAAATGACCGTCAAGTAATGAAGATCACGGGGAGGAAAGCCTGATATGGCGTTCTCCGATCTGCCTTGGCCGACACGCATGGCGATGATGGGTGAAGAAGCCGAAACCAAGTTTGAGGAAACTCACGACGACTGGGTTCGGATGGGATTCAACCTGCCGCCGTGGGGTGCAGCATTCGCAACGCTGCCGTTGGCGTTGCGCAACATCCCCGACTACATGCAAATAGACAGGTTCGTTGAATGCCAAGGCATTGGCCGCAACGGGTTGAAAGTCAAAATAGAGAAACTGACCGCGCTCGCCTTCTGGCAAACGCTGTTACCTGTGCACCTGTTCATCTGGTCCCGCGACCGCGAACAATGGTGCACCATCCCCGTGGATGAGTTGATGCGCATCGCTGGGTCCGAGAAAGCATCGTTGGGAGCCTATTCGGAGGGGCGTAAGCCGTACCTCCGTTTCACCCCATCGGTGCTGCCGTGGCAGTAGGCAATTACTCATGGGGCGACCGCAACCCAGATCGCTTAGAGGTCTACGACAGGCGCACATCGGCATACGACCCCGCAGCCTTACATTGGGTCGCAGCACAAATGGACGCAGGGCGACCCGAGTTCGTCACCGACAACGGCGAATCAATACTGGGGGTTCTGATGGAGGAACCCCCCAACTCGTCCCACGCCGACGACTGGGAACGCAGGGAACGGCTGGAGTTCGCTATCCGTCTGGAACTAGATCGACTCCCAGACGACGACGCATGGGTCATCTACATGCTTTATTTCGTGCGGCTAAGTCTCAGATTCGTAGCGCGCTGCATGCACATACCCAAAACATCAATGGCGCGGCAACGCGATCAGATACTTACCCGACTGCGAAAGGCACTGGTGGAATACCCCGTGATACAAGAAATGATTGAACCAACACCGACACCGAAATCAGTCATCCCAATAGGGATGCCGTCACTGAGCGCCGTACAAAACTGGGAAGAAGGATCCGTATGGGCGTTCCGCGCCTTGCAGGAACTACGGGCACCCAACTTTGAACCCACCCTCGATGAACTAATGGCCGAAGCGAAAGACCTGTTCCCATCCACGCCATCGCTGGGGTGGTGGGCTGATCTGCTGGGATCAGCACTGCGGGAATCCAACGGCATCGTTGACCCAATGGAACTAATGACGCTGCTCAGCAACAAACAACACGACTACGGGTACGACAACATTGCAGCATTCGGCCACCAAGGCATCGTGATCCGCTGCAACGACAAACTCGCCCGCCTCAGAAACCTAAAGAGCAAAGAAGTTCCCGCCGTGGAACCCGTCGCAGACACCTACTACGACCTGTGCGGATACGCCGTCCTCGCAGGAATGCTGGAATGGGGGCTATTCATGCTGACCCAAAAGCCGCAGTAACCATGCCCCGCTACCTGTACCGCTGCCCCAACTGTGCCCTGCAATACATAACCCGTCGCATCATCGCAGATGCCGACAATGAAAGTTGCGTATCCTGTGGAACCCCAATGGACCGAATCTTCACACCGCCAGCAATCTCATTCAAGGGCGACGGTTGGGGTGGAACACACCCCAACTAATCAACGTCCAGTTCCGACGCTGCTTCCAACATCCCAAACAACGCAGCACACCGATCCATCACCCATTCAGCGGCAATAATGTTTCCAGCGTGCGCTTCATCCCACGCCGACAACAACGACGAAACCTCGTCGCTATTCATCGTGATCAGAAACCCGATGTTGTAATCATCCACCCATTTGATGTGAGTGCCGTCATGGAAATCAAAAGTTTCGCGGGCCTCCTCTAAAGAATCAGCGACCCACCGATTGATGTCCTCGCCCTGATCGTGCATGAATGTCGCCCAAGCGACATCCATATCTTGATCAGCCACGCCGAAACCCTAACGTTCGTTCAACCGCGCTCGGGCAAACGCCTTGATCGCCGCAATCATCGACGCTGAAGCCGCAACCATCGCCGCCTCCCAAGTTGACCAATCCGTCACGACCAGCACCGCCAACCCTGATTCAACAGCGGTCCACACCGCCCGCTCTAGTGCATCGTTCCAATCCATATCCATCTCCTATTTGCCGAAAGTTCGTGGTCGAAAAGCGCCATTGCCGTAACCCATCTCTCTGAGCAGCCCAGCCACCAGCGACGGCTCCTCCCTATCGGAAACCGTAGGTTCATCAACTTCAGGTACGGACTCATCAGAATCAGGCACAATCAACCTCCTATAGAGTTGACTGCACTGTCCCGATCAGGAAACAAACAAGGCATCCCACACCGCAGTACCAACAATGCCGTTGGAGCGCATATGCCACTGAGCGTTCTGGAACGCCTGAACACCCTGCTTGGTGCGACGGCCAAACACACCGTCGGCCTTCCCAACATCGAAACCCAAGTCGTTCAACCTTGCTTGTACCGCCATAACACACCATTTGTGGTTCTTGCGCCATCTACGCAACGGCTTCACAGCCACAAGTTTCCGCAACTCCCATAGAAACTCATGGAAACCTGTCCACCCAGACTGTCCACGTATACCAGAAACGCTCTCAGAGCCATTTACAGCCCCTCTGAGGGCCTCCAAGTCCAAACCACGGATCCAGTCCCGTAACGGACCCCCACAACAATCAGTGGCCTTGAAATCAGAATGCACCTTTAGCCACAAACCAACCCCGTACCGACGGAAAACCTCCGACAACAACACCCGCATCGCAGCCTGAGCATCCACAGGCCAATCAACATTGGAATCCCCCAGATAGGCAACAGCCACCGTTTTATCGTTCCAACCCTTAGTCGCACCGCCCTGATTCCAGCCACGACCCTCCCAGATGCGGCCATCGGCCGACACCAACCAGTTGTAAGCCAAACCACCAGCCCAACCACGCGTCACATGGTGATAACGGTCATGGGCAGCAATCATCCTGTCAGGCTCAATCTGAGAACCCGTCGTATGATGCACCACAATGCCTGCAACTTTCGACGGATCCAACGGACGCAACCTGTCACGCGGAACCAACCCACCCCACGTTTCCCGAGACACAAACGACAAGAACCTTGCCGCATATGCATCGTTAGCCTCCATACCCACTAGATGTTCCTCAGTTCCGAATCAATCTTGTCACGCATCATCTCCGAGAAATCTTCATTGTTGCGGCGAATCTGATTCGCCTTCTCATGCCTAGTATTTAGCCGTACAGAAATCCCAAACACCTGAGACAACCATGTAGTCACAACCCGAGACTCGTAACGACTCTCATTCGGTGCCATCCTGCGGAACCTACCCAGAAACGGCATCATCTGATCCATGATGTAAATGTCGTGATCACGAATCTTCCACTCGCCCTTGGAGTTCTTTTTAGCCTTCCCCAACGCACCCAACGATTCCATCAAGAAAGGAATCTTGTCATACACAATCGGAGCCTGCTGAAACCTGCCCGTAAATGGAATGTCTGCAAATACCTGCTTTTTGGACCAAATCTCAATCGGGAGTTTTAGGGGTGGAGCCATCATTTCACCAATGGTTCGCATAGGCGACGTAGGTTCCTTCGTGATCTGCACCAAAGACCGCCACGGCATATCAGGCAACGTGTACACCTGATTGCCCTGAGCAGTGAACGGCAAGCGGACACCCCAGTTCTCAGCGAAATAATCAGGAACAACACCCTCGCCTTCAGAACCCAACTCCAACTCTTTCTTCGCTTGCAACAGACGGCTCCACGCCTGCGGCTTGCGACCCATTGATTCAACCAACACTGGGATCACGTTCTTCTGCCAACGCCAGAACGGAATGACGCGCCGAATGTGGCGCTCAGTCAACGTCAATGACTCAGGCGAGTAATCAAAGTGGTACTTCAGGATTGATTCAACAGCGTCATCCAACGTACCGCCCTTCTGCATCACATCCATCCCCAACGCCCCACGCAACATGAACTCAACCTGCTCGTTGACGTTGCGCAACTGATAGAACGGAATGAACTCACTGGAAGCAGGATTTATCCGTCCCAACTGCCTCCCACCCACCGAAACCATTTTCTGCAACGACTCCAACGACGTATCAATCTCGCCAGCAACCTGACCCGACCTAGCAACCCCCGACTGAACAATCTGGTCAAAAATGTCCCAATCCGCAGCATCAGCGTTACGGAACCTGTTGATACCAAACGTGCCCTTCAAGCGACGAGCCTTACCAGCCTCCCTTAGACGCTTAGCCCCAAGCAGCAAATCGCCATCGCCCTCCTTCAGCGCCAACTTGTACATACCCCACACCTTGGAATGCTGCCCCATCTCCACGCCAGCAATCTGGGTATTGATCCAAGACCCCCCAAGGAAGTTCCTCATGGAGAACCCGCCGGGGCTGGATACAGCCCCGGCTTTCCACCAGCCCATGAACTTGTCGTACTTGGAGAAAAAGTCTTTCATCGCCGACTCATCATTGACGCGGTACAACGACTGGAACACAGCGTTCATCAACTCAGCGTCCTCACGCTTCGACGCGACCATTTCATAACCCGACATGCCCCACGGCCTCGCCGATTCGCCGCCCCACGATTGCTTCGCCTGACCGCCCCACGTTTGATTTATCCGAGACGAATACATTTCCTGAAAGCCCCGCAACGCCCGCAAATCATTGAACTCTTTGACAGCCGCATGCGTATTGTCCAACGCCGACATGCGCTGAGTCAAAGAATCAGAATCCGTCGCCAAACGAATATCGGCCCGCATCTTCTGAATCTGCGCCTCAATGTCCAACACCTCAGCCCTAGCCGCATCCACCGACGCATCCACCGTTTGGCGAACCTTGAGCAACTCAGCGGCAGCCTCATACTCCCGCTGAGCCAACCGCTTATTTTCATTGATCGCGTTCTCAATCCCCAACTGGCCCTCAGGAACCCTACGAGTCACAGGCTTCGGCTCAGCCCTGAACGGCTGGTTCGGAACAACCTTACCAACCTTATTG